CTGGCACGGGTGTAACCGCTAGGTTTTCGACTTCTTCAGTCATTGTCTTGAATCCTTAGATTCCCTGGTGTTCTGCACCAGTACAGTTAATATATCAGAAATACGTCACTTCAATCAAGGATGTCAGTGGCGGCGCTTCTGAGAATGTTAGTGTAGCACCACTCAGGCTAAACGTAGACTTATTCTGGTAGACACCATTGATGTAAACCTGAATGTTGTTTTCGTTATTTGGTGATGCGCTTAAAGTAAACGCAACCGTTGACCCGTTACCCGTAAAGTTGTTGACTGACAGATTTTGGCTGCCCATGCTAGGCACATTGTCGTAAGTGGCAATTGATACATCAGCCGAAGTCTTCAGGATGTATTTGTAAATATTTCCCCCAACTACCCACATTTGCCCACCAGGCACCCGACCAGCCGAGTCCAAGACAATGGGGTTCGTATGGTTTGCAACACCCGTGTAGGTGGTGTAGGTGGTTGCTGGAGTGCTAGAACCAGCCTCGTAGGTGTAAATCTTTCCACCGGCCAAAGGCGAACCATTGGCATCAGACAGTTGCCAGCCTATGCCAGCAAAGGAGGATAAAGCGTAAATCATTTGTCAGCCAATGCAGTAGTAGTAACTTCACGCAACACCAGCATTACAACGGGCCACAACATAACGATGTAGGCATTGTAAGGTGCAGGCACAAACTGTCCAATGAAGCCGCTATTGGCCTCAACAACAGTCAGCAGCGCACCTACTAGGGCTACCCAGTAGGTTTTGCTTTTAAACCGCTGGAGTATTGCGTTCATTTTGAGCAGCAACGTAAGCGGCAACAACTTCAGCAGTGTGGATAGATGCGGCAATGGCTTGCACTTTAGCATCTTCACCGCTTACATCAGCACCAGGCACGACAACGTGGCGGTGAAACTTGCTGCTAATTTCAACGCCATCTTCTTTGATAGCGGTTTTGGTACGAACTTGAAGGCATCCGTTTTCAACAACTTCAATCAGATCAACAGATACAATTTTTTCTAACATGATATTTCCTTGTTTCCAACCTGACCATCCAGTCAAGCATTAAGGTTTCCAGTTGTCCGAACTGGTACGGTTATTTAGCAGTCCATCCAGTGTTACCTGTGCCAGACGTTTTTACATAAAGCGTTGTACTTGTACTGCCATCAGTACGGGAATACAAAGCCCCAACAATAGCTGTAACCACGCCTTCAGGTGAACCCGCACCGCTTATCCAAGGTGTAGTCCCACTATAAATAGGTGAAGAAAAACCAACATTATTAGAGATGTTTTGAATTGTTGATGCGTCAGTTGTTGCAATATTTATTTTGGTAGTTCCAAATACACCAAGTACGTTGTTACCTGTAACTGTCCCATAAGTTACAGAAGAACCTAAATTAATGGCGTATCTGGTTTTGTCTGTAGCACCTGAATTTCCTGAATAAATTGAACAGCCGGTGATAGTAGGGAATGCAGCGTTTGCATAAATGCCATCATAAGTGTTTGCGGTATTGACACCAGCGTTATGAACGCTTGCGCCAATTACAGAGTTGTATGGGCCTAGAAGGTCAATACCATTACCATTACAGTTGTAAAAAAAACCGCCAACAATTTGAATTTCTGTGCCAAGAGAATAAAAGTTATAGTTTGATCCTCGATTGGATGACCAGCAATTATTAAAATAACACTGGTTTACACCGGAGTTAATAAGAAAACCAGATTGACCATTTGTATCGCACACAACTTTTGTGCAAAGAAAATCAGATGGTGCTCCAGAACTATCAACAATAAACTTAATTCCATTAGCTGTGTTTGAAGCTAATTCTAAAGTATCTAAATAAATACCTGTTACTAATCCAACCACAGAAATACCATCACCTGTGTTTGAAGCCGCATAGCAATCTCTAATCCATACGCCAACAGTAGGTGTTGATCCATCCGTATTTAACAAAAACCCATGATTTTTATTGCTTGTTGAATAACAACGAGTTATTTGCAAAGAACCAGTGCTTTTAAAATTAAAACCTCTAAAAAAAGAACTAACCAATACTTGCGTAACAAAACAATTACCGCCACCTTGAATATAAATTCCATCACCTGTTGGCGTAACTGCTGTATTTTGAACAGTCATATCTCGCAAATCAACAAAAGATTTATTAAGAATCGTAAAACCGTTTTGCCCTGCTACAGATGCTTTAATGAACGTAAGGTTTTGTCCAGCGCCAAAAATAATTTGATTACCAACAGGAGTAATTGCAGCAGTTGTTTTATAACTTCCAGCCGGTATAAATACAGAAATACCAGTAGCTACTGCTGCTTGAATACTAGTAGTTGAATCATCAACTCCAGTTGGGTCAGCACCGTAATCCAACACATTGGCATATGCGCCAGTGATTAAGGAATATGAAACTTTAGTAAGTGACATTAAGATACCTCATAAATAATTTCACCAGCTAAACTACCGCTTGCAGAAGTTAATGCAGTTTGCCCAAGTGGGTCAGTATATGCGCCGCCACTTTTAACCGCACAAATTGCGCCTTGTGTTGAAACGTATGACGAAACAGTAAGTCCATCACCAGCAACGATTGTAGAATACCCAGTATTTGTAATGCCGCCTTGTGCAGAAATAAAACCCTGCACATTTCCTGCGTTGACAGCCGTAAACGGTAAAGCTATCACCATAATAACACCAGCACTTGGCCTTGCACTCCAAGCCAAATTAAACCTAGCAGTTACAAGCCTACCAACTTTTGTGTAAGTGCCTACTTGAGTTGTGTAAGTAAAAGTACCAACCATACTGCTGTCAAATAATAATGCTGGTGTCCAAGTGCCTTCTTCATAAGAAGATAAAACAGTTCCCGATCCAAATTGAATGCTAGTTGCTCCAACTGCACGGCCTGCGGTCAAGTTAGCAACAGACACTTGTTTAGTTGCGCCGCTTTGAACAATAGGCAATACCTCAGTACCGGCAAGCGGTGTAGTTGATGCCGGTAGGGCAGAGATTTTTGAATCAGCCATTTATCACTCCAAAAGGATCAGACCGCCATCCTCTTGCACGAGGTTATCGCCGATCTCGGTTAATAGGTTGCCCTGCACAGTTGCATCGGCATAGCCAGACAGGAACGAAATCACGCTCCCAAGGCCAATGGATACGCCATTGCGGATGGGCATTCCAAAGAAGCTCATACAATTTTTCTCATTGGGTGCTACTTACTGAATATTAATGGGTTTGCAGTAGATTGTGCCACCCGTGGACACCTGAATTGCACTCACGCGCCATTGACCGCTAACGCTAAAAGGCACTTTGAACGGAATGGGTGTAAACGGTGGGACTGGGGTGCTGGCCGTTGTGGCCGTAACACCTTCGCCTACCAACACATAGCAAGCCTGGTCAGACCAGACAACCACACCTTGGGGGCCAGCGGGCCATGTACCAGTCACGCCAGCAGTGCCGGTGTAGCTAATGGATTTGGCTGGAAAGTTGGTATCCGCTAATGGGTTTAAGAGTTCCATGATGTTCCTTTACGCCAAGAAGCGCAGTTTGTACAAAGTCCGCAGATAAATTTCAATGATGTTGTCAATCAATTGCTGCAAAGATGTATCCGTTTTATCGCATACCTCGTAACGACCAGCTTCAATTTGTTTCAAGGAATCTTCCAAAAAATCAATGACGTTGGTTGTTTTCTTTGCCGATTGTAGGGTAATTGGCCCCAATAAACCATGCCGCCCCTGATAGGTTTCAGCAAAATCATCAGCCGCACCAATAATGCGGTCATAAAAAATATTCAAGGCCACATGCTTGGAGTAGCTACGGGTATTTAAATGCACCGAATGGGTGACATCCCGCGCCAAGAACAGCAGTCCTACAAAGTCACATGCTTTCATTGTGGCATTCCTTGTTGTGGCATTGGTTGACCTTGCATTGGCATACCTTGGGGCATCTCACCCATAGTGTCTTGCATGGATTCACGGCCAGGCATCTCACCTACCAAGTCACCCGATGTAATCATGCCGTGGACGGTGCCCATAACAATGTCCTGAATCTGCTCTGGACTCATGCTGGCTTGCACGGCAGTCAGGCGCTGTGTCTCAGCTTGAAACGCCTTGACTTGAGAATCAAACTCTTTAACCTCAATCTCACGCATATCCAGCGATTTAGACACGTTCTGTAGCATCGTGTGCATCTGCTCCATCTCAGCGCCCATAGCTTGCATCTGCTGTTGTGCAGCGGCCAATGCTGGGTTGTCTTCACCGTCAGACATCAGTTTAGGGTCAATGGTCTTGGCAAAGCGCTTGGACATTTCCTGCGCACCAGGCCAGTCCATGTTCTTAACAAACAAATCACCGGCAACAGTCCACAATTGAGGGTTGCCCTGCAACAGTTGGGCCATTGCCTCCAAAGCCTCTTGGCGTTTGGTCGCGTAGCCTGGGCCGGTCGTAGCCACCACGTCGTACTTGCCAACGCCGGGGTTGTAGATTTTCTCAATCACGATGCCTTGCTCGTTTGCAATCTTGTTGACGGCTTGGGGCTGGTCAGGGTTGATCTTGACCATTTTTGTCTCACCGTCTTCACCAATGATGCGGGCAATGCGCTGCGTGTCGTAAATCTTGGGAATCATGTCCACAAGTTGGCGGGCAATGTGCCGAATACCACGGGCTAGGTTGTCACCATAGTGGTAAGTCCCAACATCGCCTTCACGTTGACGCGCAAGGATAGCTTTGCCTGAACGCTCATTGGAAGTCATGCCCAAAGATGCGTTGTATTGGCCTGTGGTGGATTTAATGTCTTCTGCCGCGCCAGATTTGGCTTGCAAAAGTCCACTCGACGCCATTGGCGGCTGGGCACGCTGTGGAAGTGGCAAAGTTGCGCCCTGACCGTCGGTAACGTCAGGATTTACCTCCAAATACGGCCAATTCTGGGTGTTTGCGGTTTTCCACTTGTCTTCGTAGCCCTCAAACTGCCCACCATAACCAATAAATGGAGCCTTTGGAGCCAAAGCCAGCATTTCTGCCTCTTGGGACACCCAATAGTTGTACATCCGCTGTGCATCCTTGGCGTTTCGCACCAGTCCACTGACGTACAAACGGCCATCTACCTCAAATTCATTGCCAACAATGCGGATAACAGGTATCCATTTGCCAACCCACTCGCGCTGCTCAAGGATTTCGTAGCCATTGATCTTGCAATAGCGCACCTTGGGGCGGTCAGACTCACGCGACTTCAGTGGTTTGCCGTAAAACGCCTTTAACTGCTTGTCTTCTGGCGTTCCAGCAAAAGCCGTAGCGTTGCCAGGGTACAAGTTCAGCGTAGCGCGGTCGTAGTCTATATAGTAGTAGTCAGCAACCCGGATCGTGTTTTCATTCAACCAGTTAGAGATCGACTGGTCGCCCACACCTAGCGACTGCAAGGTCGTAATGGGTGCCGAATCGGGGTACATGCGCTCGTACTCATCTCGGGTCAGGTCTTCCGTCACAAAACAATACTTGGCGTCCGCGCCAGTAGGGTCTTGCATGGTCGGATCCATGTACACCGAGAACGAATTGCGAATCCGGCCAATCTTGATGTCTTGGTCAAACGTGTTGTCGTCGCAATACTCAGTCAAAAGGCGTATGTAGCCCTCCCCGTAAGCCACTTGGTTCTCGCACGCCGTATCATAAGCAACATCAGCGTCCGAAATGTACTCAATGTGCCGGATCATGCCGTTGTAAATGTCAGCAATCTCAATGTCGGCATTGCTGTCCACCGGAATTACCTTGGCACCTGGGCGGTTCTGCCGTTGGTCATTGGTGACCTGGCGAACGTGCTGCGGCAACTTGTTAATAGTCAAGGTGGGACGCGCATTGATGGTCTGCCCCTGCACCGCCCCACGGGTAGCCAGCACATCAGCAGGCCACTGCCAGCAGTTGTCCGGTGAACCAGCATAGAACTTTAAGTCGTCGTTTTCATCTTCACGCGACTCGGACAAGGCCGACATAGCCATGTCCAGCCGAGAACGGGCCGTTGCAAGGATGTCCGAATCGCTGTTTTTTGCTTTGCCGCCATTGGCAACATTAGCAACAGCCACCATGCCCGTTTGATCAACCATTATTTTTTACCTTTTGGGGTTGGTGCAGCTTGGCGCTTAACCGAATACGCAATCGCCACAGCCTGCTTGACCGGCTTACCAGCCTTAACCTCAGCCTTCACATTAGCACGGAAGGCAGCAGGTGTGGTTGACTTCTTCAGTGGCATGGCTATTTCTTCTTCATTGGCTTGGCAACTACCACAATCATCTTGGGCATAGACTTGGCTTGCATCTTGTCACCAGCCATATCTTTCTTACTGCCCTCTTTGCCGTAGGCTTTCTTCTCTACGTCCTTCTTGCCTTGTTCAAATTTGGTAGCCATCATTTGCCTTTCTTTGCGGGTTTGGCCGTCTTGGCCGAATCTTTAAAGTCCTTGGCAGAAGGCGCTGCCTTGCTGCCGACCTTGTTCATTTTCTCGCCAGAGCCAGCAGCAATGCGGGCTTGCTTGGCATGGATATTTGCGTAGAGTCCAGGTTTTGTAACCATGATTTAACACTTCCATCTTGCCAAGGCGGCAGCTTTGCGGGTGGGATTACCCTTTTCATCTTTCATTGGCCCAGGCACGCCAGACATACGGGCACAGAACGAATCCTTGCGTGCGCCACCTTGAGGCTGCGGTGCCTTCAAGTTACTGCCCGTTGCAGCATTGTACTTTTCCCGACCTTTGGCCGTTAGCCCAGCGCCTTGGCTTGCCGGTAGCTTCTCGCCACGGCCTACTGATAAAGATACTGATTTCTTTGTTGCCATCTATGACCCCATCCAACCAGTTGAAACTGCACCACGGTCGTAAGTCCGTAGTGTACGGGTTTTCTCAGTGTACTCCCTGTGCGCCACAGGGAATGCAAACGTAACACATATCGCATCAGCCGCATCGGGACTAGCCAGACCGCGAGCCTTCATCTCTTTCTTACTTTCCAAGAAGATCGTCCCCCTTGAATCCGGCTTCATCATAGGCGAAATCAAGTCTGTCTTCAAGAACCTATCACTAGGAATGCTTGCTGTCTTTAACCAGTCCCGCATATCCCCCCACATCTGGGCACGCATATTTCCATACATTATAGGGTTCTTGGCCTTATTGCCAAAGTTGATCCCCTTGATCTTATACCGCTGCTCTTTCAACCTGTCAACAATCCCAGCCCCCAAGCCACCCTCATCAATCACCACTAACGTAGGCTTGAACTCCTCAATCGCCTCAATCACATACCCGACCACCGTCATAGTGTCATCGCCACGGTGGCGCATGATCTTCACTATATCCCTACCCTGCCTAACAGCAATCACCGTCGCATCCGCGCCAAACCGCGCAGGGTCAACGCCAATCACAATCGGTGCCGACGCATCCTTGTACTTCGGCCGCTTCATTGCCTCGTCCACAATCAGACTAGATATGAACTGGTCATCCCCCGCATTGGGAAACATCCCATACACCTCCACATGCGCCTGGCTGCTATCCGGCCCGTACTCCTGAATGATCCTCTCGTACACTTGCTTGTCCGTCCCCTCTACCGTCCTAGCATCCACCACCTTGGTCTGCCAAAAATCCCTCTTACTATTGAAGCACTCATAGAAGTACCCCGTGTTGCGCCGTGGGTTAGAGAACGCCAGCCAAAAACGATTGGGCGTGTTTTCTGTAAAGAATCCACCAGTCACAGCCCAAATAGGATCAGCAATGCCCGATGCCTCATCAAAAATCACCAGCACACCGTCAAAGTTATGCACACCAGCATACGCATCAG